GGGTAGGCCGTTGGGAGTGGGGAGGGTGAGGAGCTGTTCGCGGTATGGTTCGTAGGCGGTGGCGGTGGTGCCGAGTTCGAGCTGCATGTCATAATAGTCAAAGTCTGACACATCATAGGGTCTAAAAAATACAAAATACTCGCTTTTCCCATCCGTGGAAAAAGATATAGTCGCTCTCTGGCCAACCGGGAAAAAACCCTGAGCCACCAGATTCCCCAATTTTCCATCAACCCATTTATACGCTCTAAGTTCCGTTTCCACTGTTTCGGAGCCACCCGATACGCTAGCAGTATACTGTGCAGGATATCCGCTTTGCAAAAGATATCCTATTTGAGCATATTTTGTTTTAGCGGTCCCTTTAATATGACCATCAATAACATCAAACGCAGATTTCACGGGTGAAAAGAGTGCCTCTGTACTGATCAGGTTTTTGCCCGTTATCTTGATTCCAATCGTTCCGCCATCACCAGCACTCACGATAGGCATAGGTGGTGCATCCGGCGTGGGCGTGCCGTCCTGCGTGCTCTTGCCGTACACGGTCAGACCGCGCAGCGGCGCGGCAAAGGCATCATCAACGGCAATCGGGTTGCCCGTTTCGCCGCCCACAAGGATGTTCTGCTGGGCTGCATCTACCGCGCCGATGTTCTCCCTTGCCTGCGCCTTTTGCGCATCATCAAGCGTCTGCGCCGTATACAGTACCGCTTCCTGCGGAGCGTCCTTTCCCGGATCGCCCTTTTCACCCTGCGGGCCTTTCGGACCTTGCGGGCCAGTCGCCCCCGGTTCGCCGTCTTTACCCGGATCGCCCTTTTCACCCTGCGGGCCTTTCGGACCTTGTGGGCCAGTCGCCCCCGGTTCGCCATCCTCACCCGTTAAACCACGCGGCCCTCTCGGCCCTGTAAATTCGCCTGCATCCGCTCGCACTTTCAGTTCGTTCTTCACGTTTTCCGCCGCTTCGTTTAACGCCTGTTCAGCTTGATTTTGCATTTGTTGCAGCGTTTGATCTGCTTTCTTGGACAACTCCGTGACATAGGCGGACATCGCGCCCGGCGAAACTTCATCTGCGACGCGCATGACCCGCTGCATCATAATTTCGACTTGCTTTGCCGTTTCTCGAATCTGCTGCCAAGTCGCCAGCGCTCGCGGGTCTCTGCTGATACTCATTTCAAGTGCAGCCGTTCTCCCCGAAACCTCGTCCGCCTGTGTGTCGATAGAAACACCGACGCCGCGTCCGTTATACATATTCCGCCTTCTTTCTGCTCTCCGCAACGCTTGCGGTTATTAGATTTTTTATAGCCTGCTTGAACTTTCTGCAATAGAGCTTCGTGCCGTTGTAGATCAGGCTCGTCAGTTTTGTGCCGTTGAGTACAATTGCACTGTCCACAAACGTTCCGTTGAACATCACCGGCAGGTGCGGCTCTGCCGCGTAGGTGATAACGATGTAGCCGTTTCCCGTCGAGCCGCCGCCCGCCGTCGTGCTGTTGGTGAACGATTTGCCATTGTATTGGTGAACGTGCCCCATCCCGTTGTTCGCGTAGCCTGAACCGCCGCCCCCGCCTGTAGCGTCCGCGCCATTCCATTCTCTCGCGTTGGTGAGGCCGCAATTGCCTCCATACCATCCGTCGCCGCCTGCGCCGCCCTCAACGCCGTAACCGCTCGCACCGCCGCCAGCGGACTGTGCGCCGGTGCCATAGCTTCCTTTATACCATCCGTCAATGGGGCCTGGACCGGTCTGCGTGCCGCCCGAACCGCCTTTGTAAGAACGCGAGGCATTGCCATCTCCGCCTGTGGAACCGCCGCCGACTCCGCCTGCGCCATTAATGCAGTTATAGCCGTTTCCGTTGTTGCTGTCACGCCACCCGCCGCCGTCTCCGCCGCCCCCCGCGACCGCGTAGACGTTGCTTTGCGCAATGCCCGCCAGCGCGTGAGAGCCGGAACCCGACTGCGCTTTGGCCGCGTAGGCGCAGCTTCTCCTGCCGCCGCATCCGAGATAGACCGTCTGTCCGGCGCTCATTTCCAGATAGTAGGAAACGTACCCGCCCCGGCCGCCGTCCGCATTGCTCCACCACTCCTCGCCCCATGTGCCGCCGGAGCTTGCGTCTTTGCCTTTGCTTCCGTACAGTTCAAACCGATACAGCCCCGCTTTCGGCGCGGTAAAGATGCCTTTCGTGTAGGCAAAAGTGTCGCTCGTATCCGACCGGAAGGTCGTGCTCGCGCCCGCCGCGCTTGCCGCCGTGATCCCGCCTGACCAGCTCATTCCCTCGCCTCCTTATGTCGTCTTAATGTACAAAATACCGTCCGTAAGCTGGAACGTCGCGCCGACTGGGCCCGGATCGCCCTTGTCTCCCCTGTCGCCCTTGTCGCCTTTGTCACCATTGTCACCCTTATCTCCCTTGTCGCCTTTAATTCCCGGAATGCCTTGGACGCCCTGAATGCCTTGAACTCCCTGAACGCCTTGGATTCCCTGCGGAACACCGAGCGTCAGCTTTCTGCCTCCGCCCGCGTCCGTCGTCAGGCTGGCCGTGGCCTCGCTTCCGGGTGGAAGTGTTTTGGCCTCGACGGAAACGACGACGTTTTCCGCGCCGGTCGAGAAAAGCGAAAATAAAAAAGACGCAAGTAAAACGCTCGCGTCTACGCCGGTTTCAAGGTTGTTCATGTGTTCGGCGTCGTAAGCAGTTCCTTCTCTTCGGATTTCGCCCGGCTGTGGCGTCAGGGTGTACGTTCCGTCCCCGTTTTCCGTCATGGCAAACCGGCGCGGATGCTCAACGTCCCTGTCTGTCCAGTCTACAAGATTATACATGCTCTTTTTCCTCCACCCTGACCACAATATCCGTTCGGTATATGGTGCCGGCCCCGTCCCTGCGTTTCAGATCGAGTTCCCGCATATAGCAAACGTCTCCGCCTGTGTCAATCAGTCTGAGCGCCGTCACGTCGCTTTTGCCTAATGTCTCGCTTCCGATGGTCACAAAAAGCGTGATGTGATTTTCCCTGACCTCATAAGCCAGCCGGACGGTGTTCTCCCATCCCTGAACGGTCTGCACCTGCGCATAGGCGATTCGTCTAGCCAGCCACGCAGCCGTCTTTTCCGCCGTTTTTGCTTCAATCATGTCTGCCTCCGTCTTTATGCGCCCATCAGCGCGTCTTGGCCTTCGCCTGCGCGTCGATAGCCTGCCTCATAGGCGCGGCTTTCAGCCTCAAGCACAATGCCTGACGTGGTGCTGCTGTAGAAAAATCCGTCCAAAATGCTACGCAGGTTCTTCGTGTGCTCGATTGCTTTCTTTGCCCATTCTTCTTGTTTGGGGTCTGTGCTTCCAAAAACCGTAACGCGGAAATGATACGGTTCTCCTCCGTATTCCGGCCATTCTTCGACCTTACAGTTGGCATATGCGCCGGTCATTAACCGAGCAATCGCCGCTATCGTGCCGATGCTCCGGCGCATTTGCTCCGTTTCGGCGATCCACATCCGTTTTTTCTGCACGTCCGCCTGATAGTCGTACCATAGCATGCCGAGTGAATAAGCCTTTTCGTCGAGCGCTTCCTCGCTCATCCGATCAATGTCCGTCAACTCGACAATCGCGTGCTCGACCGCTTGCAGAAACCTGAAAACCATGTGGCAGGCCGCCGCGATCAGCGCGCGCGTATTTCTGTCTTCTTTCAAAAAGCGTGGCATAAGCGCGTACAGCTCTTCTTCGCTTTCCGGCCTGTACAACAGTTCTGTCATACAATCGCCTCCAACTCCACAGTGCCCTCGATACGGGTTGCCCGATCAATCGGCGTATAGGTCGCTGCTCCGCCGTCGAAGCTGGATGCGTCCGTGTCGATGTCCACACGGCTACATCCCGCGTTGTAAAGCATGCTGGTCAGCCTGTATGGGTCAAACGCGCGCCCGATGGCCGCGCTCTGCCATGCCTGATACGCACTCGCGGCCTTGTTGACAGACAGAAGCAGGTTTTCACCTTCCGTATCGTCCCGCAGTTTATACTTCATTTTCAGTCGATACGTTTTTTTCTTCGCTTCTTTTACGACGATGGTATCTGTCAGCGGCCTGCTCTCGTCTGCACTGAGTGCCTGCCATGCGTCTTCAAGGATTTTGCTTTTGTCCTGCTCCGAGACCTTCTCTGCAAACATCAGACTGACCAAGACCTGTCCGGGCTTCAAGCCGTAATCCTGACCGACGCCGTCGGTAAAATTTTCGTCCGCCACTGGGCTTGCATCTAAGATCGACGAACTGACCGACATGGCTACCGCCTTATACTGTGCTCGGCTTCCCGTTGCATTTTTGCGGAAATTGCTTTCGATGATTCGCTTGCGGTAGGCTTCGTCCTCTTCTTCCTGTGCGCCGCCCCGCGTCGTTTCAGTCAACTTGCTTGCGATCAGCCATGCGCGCGGCTCAACCGCTTGAAGCGGTGTCCCCTTTTCAAGTCCGTTTCCCGCCGTTCCGCCCGCTGTGCACATGATCGGCACGGTAATTTCCATCTGGCCTGTGCCTGCCGTCGCGCCGACTGCCTGCGTTGTCTCAAAGGTCAGCAGTCCGTTATAGGAAAAAAGCGTCCCTTTTTCAATCGTAACGCCCTTTTCACCTCGCTGTATGGTGATACCGAGTGTACTGACCGCATGGGTTTCGCTCTGCCGTGCAACTCCCACGTTTTCACCCAGAATGTCCAGATACGTTCCTTGCGCGTCGCGAATCGTCCCCTGCGCAATCGCCGCATTCAAGCTCGCGCGTTCCTGCTGCAAAATGCCTAAGATGGTTCGCAGCAGCATTTCTTTTTCGTCACCCGGAAAAAGCACGTCTCCCCCATTCTGTCGATAGATCAGCAGCGCCTCATTGTAGAGTGCGTCGAAATCCAGCTCGATATAAGTCACGTTACCACCTCCACGTCGGCCTCGATCACAAACTTGCCGTCCGTCCCGTCTCCCCCAGGCAGGAGCCGTGCCGCCAGCACGCGGATATCCGGCTCCCATGCCAGCACTCGCGTCACCTCGGCTAAAATAACATTCTGGGCTTGCGTAAGGGTAAGATCAAAAATAGCGGGATCAATCCCGCGCATACGGTCATATGCGATTTCGCCCTTCCTGAGCCGAAGAAGATTTTTTGCGTTGGCAATCGTTCGCCGTTCATATTCGTCGGCTTCCGTGTCGATTGCCGTTCCCGCAGTGCTGATAGTCGTCATGTTCGTTTACCCCTTATTTGGAACTCACCGTGTTTTTCCCCGGACGCTTTTTGCTGTCCCGGATTGTGGATTGGCAAGGCGGGTTGATCTTTTTCGCACTGCTGCTGATGCCGGATGTGTTATACCCGCCCACCGCGCCGGTCAGATTCCCGCTTTTCCCTGTCGAGCCGCCCGCCGTTCCTCCTGCCGAAGCGCCGGCGTCCTTTCGGCTTTTCAGGTACTTCGAGCCGGTTCCCTTGCTTTTTTTCGCGCTGTCCTTTCCCGACCCGCTCGGCGTTGAGGATGTATTGTCGTAAACTGCTCCGTCGCTTTCCTTCCATGTCAGTTTGACCTCCGCGCTTATCATCGCGCCGGTGACGGGCTGAAATTTCGCGTCGATCACGCCGACGTCTGTCAGCAAAAAATCCGAGCCAAAATCCTTTCCGCCTATAAAGAGATGCGCACATTCGCCGTTTCGGTTGTCCCGCTTGAACGCCTCCACAATTTCCGGTACATCCTGCCCCAGCGATGTACGCAAATCCAGCGTCACTTGACACTCTGCCGCATTGTAGCCCTGCCGACCGACATAGAGCACGCCGTTTCCGTCCTTTGCCTTCGTTTTTGTCGAAAATGAAATCGAAAAATCCTTGTAGGAAACGATTGCCCCTTTTTCAAGCCCGCCGATGCGATGCCCGTTCCATGCGATATGTGCGGCCATGTCACGCGCCCCGCTTCCACGGCGGGAGCGTGTCTGCCGCATTGTCCGTCGTAATTTCCGGCGCGCGCATAACCTCGCCCCCGTCCATCATAATCTTGTGCGCCAACTGAGGGTTGGCTTCAAGCAGAACGCTTGCATATTGCTCGTCGCCGTATATGTTCAGCGCGATTTCATCAAAAGTTTCCTTCGCGCTGCACAAATAAGTCATCATGCAAAACTCACCCTTTCTCTTTCTCTCATTTTTTCGTTCCACCATTCTTCAATCAGGCTCATCATTTCGCTGTGCTCGCCTTCCAGTGCCGCCTTAACGCCGCCTGCATCTCCGGCGTATATGGTCGGCGCAAAAGTGAAATTCATCGCTGTTTTTTCTACACGCTTTTCGGGATAAACCTCGTTCGGCGTAAATCCGCTTCCTGCTGCCGCCTGACGCAGAAGTGCGCGCGTTCTCTCCGTCTTCCTTTCCGGAATAGCCCATTCGCCGCCCGCTTCGCCGAAAATGGCCGGTTGGTCAGAGTAACCGCCCAGAGCATGCTTTTTCAGTTTTGTCCCGCTCGTCTCGGTGTTTCTTTTTTCAGGTGCTCCAAGCACTTCGTCGTAGCTGACGCGCACCGTGACCGGGTTTGCATCCAGATAGGCTTGCGCATCTCCCGTAACCCCGATGGCAATCTCCCCGCCCGACGGCGTTTCTCCGATTGTCATGTTCGCTACAGTGCCTTCGATGGTCTCTTTCGCGGTCCCTACTGCCTCTG